GAAAAGATAGTCCTTACTGAAGAAGAAATTGCTGTTGAAGCTGAAGAAGTTATTGCTGTTGTAAAAAATATAGTTGTTGAAGAAGTTACTACTGAAGAAGCTATAGAAATTATTGAACAAGTCAATGACATTGGCGTACAAGAATTAGACAAAGTATCTGTTGAAGTACAAAAGGTAGTACAAGCTGTTGTTGAGGAAGCTATTGCAGATGTTGTAGAGCTTACTGAAGAACAAGTTGAAGTTGTTGCTGAAGTATTACAAGTAGCAACTGCAGATGTAGCTATCATTGCTAAGTCAGTTAAAGATGACAAGGTTATTGCGGAAGCTGTAGAGGAATATGTAGCTAGAGCTGTAGCAAATACTGATGTAGAAAACTATACATTAGCTGATGTCGTAACTGAAGTACAATTTGAAACCTTTATAGAGAATCCAATACAAACCTTTATAGATATTGACATACAGGAAATAAATTTAAGTAACATAGGAGATGACATGACTAATGACCAAAAGGAAAAAGCTCAAGAAGTTGTAGTTCCAGTAATCTTGACTAGAATAGCTAGTATGGCAGCTTTTATGTTTAGGAGAAGCTAATGATTAAAAAGTTATGGACATGGTTCATTGCAATAATTAAAGAAACATTAAACCTTAGTTGGACTTTGGTTGGTTTAGTTATTGCAACGCTTACTCTTACTGGTTCAGCTCAACAAGTAACTGGATTAGCTACATTAATTACATTAGGTATATGGTTGCTTACAATTAGTTTTAGAAAAGGAGATTAACATGGACTGTTGTGGTAACGGTTGTTGTGGTGGAAAGTAAATGAAACTACAAGTTGTTAGAACTCAATTTGGCAAAGATGCAACAAATGGTTTGTTATACATTGATGGTATATTTGAGTGTTATACATTAGAAGACCAGTATCAAGAGGTTAAAGTAATGCACGAAACCTGCATACCCGAAGGTACATATGATATAAAATTTCGTACAACAGGTGGATTTCATACAAGATATTCAGAACGATACGGCACAGCACATCACGGTATGTTGCATCTACAGGATGTTCCGGGATTTCAATACATCTTAATTCATACAGGAAATACTGATGAGCATACATCAGGTTGTTTAATTGTAGGTGATACACAACAAGATTTAGATGTAAACTTTAATGGTTTTGTTGGTGCTAGTACAAGTGCGTACAAAAAACTATACAAGAAAGTAGCTAAAGAATTACTTATTGGTGAAAAAGTTACTATTGAATATAGCAAAATTAACTTGTTAGGCGATACAAATACAAGTGAAAATACTTCTGTAAATATAGATGACATGTATGAGAAACTACAAGAAATAAATGGCAATGTTATAAAGACAAATGCTATGTTAAGTGGTAGGATAATTAGATAATGGCTAAGAAAAAAAATTATAAAGTTTCAAGTATACCTAAAGTAGCTCAAACGAATGAGTATATTTACACTCAAATTGATAAACCTAAAAAACCTAAACTTATAGGTCCTAAAATGAAACGCAAAGATTACAGAATGAAAGGCGTTGAAGTAAAATATAATAAGAATATTAAACGTGGTAAACCTATGACAGCAGCACAAATACGTGCAGCCGAAGCAGGTATACCTACTAACACAACTTTTGTACCTAAAACTAGACAAAAAGGTCTTTCTAAAAAACCTGTAGGTAGCGGTGAAATTTCACGAGAAAAAACTCAAAGGTTAATTAAATCACAACGACAAGCAGGTATAGGTATAGGACAACCAGAACCTAGTGCATATAAAGTTGCACCATCTGAAAGTCAATTACCTGTAGAAAGACAAAAAATAAAATCTTATACAAAACCAAAAGGTGAAATTGGTGGATACAAATACGGAGCTAATAGTCCTATTAATTTGGCTAAAGCTTCTAAGAGATTATCTCCTGCTGCTAAGAGAGCAATAATAACAGGTGCTAAAGTAGCAAGTAAAGGTGCGACTAGATTAATACCTGTCGTAGGACAAGTCATGATAGCTAAAGATATATATGATGTAAGCAAGTGGGCTACATCACAACCTAAAAAAAAGAAAACCAAAATGAAACTTTACGGTACAAGCATCAATAAGTCTTACAAATATAATAGATAGTATGTTTGCAAGAAATAAACGACAAAGAAACCAAGATGGGACATTCAAGAAGGATGTAGCGTGGACACCTTGGAACGAAGCATGGAGTTATAAAATGAGTGAACAGCTTAAAGATATGATTGAAAGAACAGTTTGGACTTTTATTGAAGCGTTCATTGGTGCATTAACTGTTGCTCCTCTTGTAGGTGTAGACGCTGAAGTAATTCAGTTAGCTGCTCTTGCAGGTGGTGGTGCAGCGTTAGCAGTCATCAAGACATACGCAAAGAAACAAATAACTGTTAGTAAGTAATGGCTAAAAAAAAGAAGAACTACCAATATGGTGACCCAGAAGTTAACGAAGTTGCCTTAGGTAGATTACAAAAGAAAATTATACAAGAGTTAGCATTAGCTAGTGAGTTCAGAAAAGCTTCTAAACAGTTATTGAATAGTGGTTCTAATCGTGAAGAAGTTAAAAGAAAAGCACAAGCATATGCACAACGTTCTTCTTTTTTTCAAAGACGTGCTGAAGCCGATAACAATTATCGCAAAGATTATCAAAAATCTTTAAACAAAGTTAGTAAGAGATACGGAGATTAGTATGCCTGTTAATAAAAAAACTGGTAAAAAAAAAGCTTACAAGGTTAAGAAAAAATATAAGAAGTAATTTATGGACGGCGTACTTGTTGTTCTCTGTATAATAGTATTATATAGTGCTACGTATATTGCACGAATAGGAGATATGTAATGGCTAAAGTAAGTTGGATGTGGGGTGGTAAACGCCACTATGGTACATTAATTAGAGAAACTAAAACACATAAGTTCGCTAGGACAGTTAATGGAAAGGTTAAGAAAATAAAAAAATGATTGAGTATAGAGGCGAAAAATTTTCGGGATATAACAAACCTAAACGTACACCTAAAGCTAGTAAGTCACACGCAGTTTTAGCTAAAGATGGTGACAAGATTAAGTTAATTAGATTTGGACAACAAGGTGTGTCTGGTGCAGGTAAAAAGACTGATGCTAAATCAAAAGCTAGGCGTAAATCATTTAAAGCACGTCATGCAAAAAACATTAAAAAAGGTAAGATGTCTGCTGCTTATTGGGCGGACAAAGTTAAGTGGTAATTACTCGTTAGTGTCGCTGTATCTATCTAAGAAACCACGTAACAATTCTCTGTAAGCTACTTTAGTTCCCATAGATTGACGACCATCGTATATGTCATGATGCCATTTACATAACATAGCAACATTTTGTATGTCAAATTTTCTATTCTTATTGCCACCCATACCAATATCTTTTATATGTGCTAGCTCTAACCATTTACTACTGCCACAATTTGCCCACTCACAGCGTCCTCTAGCCCTTTCTAGGGCTTCTTCTCTGATAGCTGATATATCTTCCGTCACAATACTTCTTTTATTTTAGGCGTATATAAACGGTACTTAACGGTTAGTTCTTCATCGGGCATAATATCTTTGATTGTTCTTATACATTTTAAATCAAACACATCTTCTATTACACAGTTGTAATTGTCACTATGATTAACAAAACCACCTAATGGTGTACGTACAAATCCATGTTGGAACTGTTCATTAGCTACATGTGTTACACCTAATGTAGAGTTAGCTCGTATAGGTTCTTTGGCAAACAAACCAACACCTTCTATAGATGACTTTCTTATTTCTACTTCTTGTGGTAACGGTCTATATTCATCCTCATTCATTTAACAACTCTTGTTCCACGCCATCTACTTGTGCGTATTATTTCTTTGACGTTGTCATCATCAACACATGGCTTACCATCTATGTGATGTTTGTATTGTTCTTGACAAACTATACAACGTACATGTTGGTTAAACCCTTCATCTACTTCTGCCATTAACTCTTGTAGAATTAGTGCAGTTTTACGTGCAGCTTTGTCTATGTCTTTATTTGATATTGAACTCATAATATCTTCTCCCATCATGATATTGTTTGTATTCTGCAATGGGTATTAACCCTAGCAGTTCTTCTACTGTATAAAATTTAACAGTACCGTCTTTAAAACAAAATGCTATGTAATAGTCTGTAGAAGTATCTTCAGCATACATAGTATGTATTGCACAATAGTGCATAAGGTCTTTTACTTTTACCTTAGGTGAAGATTTAACTTCAACAAGCATTTGTTTTTTATCATTGTATACAAAGTAATCTGGAAATGATTTAAGAAATGGTGACATCTTACCCCACATTGGAATAGGACTAGCACTAAAATCAGCATCATCATTTAAATGTAGTTGCCTATACTTCATATTTTTTTTCTTGCAGTAGTTTTCAAATACATTTTCTGCAAATGGTATGTAGTTTTTTATACGTTCAGCGTCACTAAGTTTGTTGTGTTCGCCTTCAGGACTTAGTTCTTTCATTGTAACTTAGCTCTTTTAAGCCATATGCTACCGTGTTTATGCGGTGTAGATAACAAGTTTACTAACCTAATAAACTGTTCTATGTGGTCATATGTGTACTTAGTGATTGTATCAAGTGACGTATCTTTGCCATACCCTTCCCAATCTGCGATAACATCTTGCAATTTGTACTCATTGCTAGAAAATATCTCATGATAATTACCATCTTCTTCATACTTAAGCATATATATTTCAATCATTTACAGGTTTTCCTTTCCACGTATAACTCACACGTCTTTGTGCTATAGCTTTACGTATCTCTTTGTCTATTTTTTTACGTAATTTTCTATCAGACAAACCATTCTTTACATCAATAGAGAATATGTCCATGTATATTAGAAGTTCTACCATGAGTAGGTTTCCTCTGTACCTTCACGTGCTATATCTTCTCTAATTTCTGCACGCTCTACCTCATGTTGCCATGTCTTTACTTTGTGTAAAAACAATTTATACATTTGTTTCTTAACATTGTATGTAGCCATCTGTGCATCTGTCCAAAACTTAATGCCTATAGCTTTAGTTTTTTCTAAATGCTCAAGCTCTTCTTGTGCAAGTTCTTCTAATTTATCTAATACATCTTCACCACTAGGGTAAAAATCAAATGTAGGTTCACTCATTCTTCTTCTGCCTTTCTACGATTATCTAATATTGTTTGTTCAAAACTATGTAAGAACTCAAACAATAACTTGTTTACTTTTTCTACATCAGCTTCTATCAATACATTGTCTTGAACAACACGTTGTCCACCACAAGCATTAGCTAGCTGTACTGCCCATATTTTTATTTCTTTTGGGTCTGTGAATATGTTCGGCATTCTTCCAACACTCCTTACTAGAGCTCCAATGATGCCAACCATCGTTGTAAACTAACCAACTAGCTACACGTGTAGACACTAAAGGATTAACTCTGTTTTCATTTATACTTAATTTATCTGAAAGCCAATTCCATGTACGGTTATTGAATTGCCACAATCCTAAGTCGTTAGTACCGTTAGTATTGCTGTCGTTGTATGCAGTATATCTACCACTACTTTCGCAGAATATAACTGTCATAGCTTGTACAATATCTTCTTCTTTGAAGTATGTACTGACTGTTGGTATCCACTCCTCAACATGTTCAACTTTCTGTTTTACATCCTGACAAATTACATATTCGCCTAATGTATCTGTACTTATGGGTAAAGTAAGAACACAACTTATAAGTAATTCAATCATTCTTCTTCGTTATACGCAGGTTTTTTATATTTTCTACCATTTATATGTAACTGATATGCTATACAAAATTCATCTAAATCTTTGATGTTAAATATAACAAGTCCTTCAGACGTACCGTCTGGTTTTGCTACAAACACAAACGGTCTATCGTCATTAGGTAAGTTGGCATCTGATTGCTCCTTAGCTTTCAGATA